GTCTTATCTTGCGCTCAACAGCGGTTAAGTTTTCGTATTTTTTGAGGTCATCGTTTGTGATTTCCATATTCTAGTTCCGTATCTCCAGTTTCCACCATGACGGTAGTATTGATCGAAAGGTTTACCACCTGCATTGTAGAACTGATCCCAGTTCTGACCCTGTATGTTAGGTCTAATGGATGCAGACTCTACCCTTAATGGTTTGTTATGGTCATTATCCATAAATTTTGTAGCAACTTTCCCTGACAACCGCTGTAGTCTACCATAAATTGCCCATGCTTCCAAGAGTATTTTGTTAGAAACACTGCTTGATCTTGATAAAATATTAAGACATTTAACAGCACTGTTTAGCAGGGTATCTGAGTTTACCTCAGACTGATGGCGAAGATTCGCCACCAATCTTTTAGGTACATTCCGCAGAATCTTTATTGCTCTATCTTCTACTCTTCCCATTGCCGTCTAGTGTCCTGATCTTCTGCTTTAGCCATGTCCCTATCCTGAAGTATGAATACCCCCTGCGTCACGATAGCATCCAACTGAGCCTCATTGATGGGTATACCATTGCCGTTGATCTCAAGGCATATAGAGTCATCGCCCCCCTCGTAAAGATCAATTCGATTGACGGTATTCACAGTCAAGTACTCATCCAAGAGTTTGTTGGCCTCGACCCTGATATCACGAAGGTATTCATCATGGTCAATCTGATCATCGCATAAATTCATTTTATTCACCGTAGTTTGTGTAGTAATAATCTTCTAATTCATCCTGACTAATGCTATCAGATATCAGTTCCTCGATCAAGTCAATCTTTGCCTGATCCAGATATTTATACATCGGGCTTGATAACTCATTGACCATTTCCCATTTGATATCATCGTGATTGTCTTTATTCAAATTTAAATTGTAATTTGCTAAACTCATTTTATTTCCTTTTTTGCGTTAGTTTGTGGTTACGTAATCCTTCACGAACCTTGACAACATCATTATTATCTAGCAATTCTACAATAGAATCAATCTCCGCTAGATCAAAGTTAGACACAATATCATCCACTATATTATCGGGATGATCCTCACCGCCATTGTGTAACACCGTCTGTATTACATCATAGACTTCTTGTTTCATTAGTTATCTCCTTAGAAGTATACTTCTACTTGTGCGTTAGTGTTCGGGTCAATGCCATCTAGATGCTCTGATTCAAACTTCATTGGGTTACTGTAATCAACATTCAACTCCTTGTCTACCTTGTAGACATCGCATCGCAATCCAGTTTCATTAGGTGATCTTAGCAAGGTTCCGTCTGAGCAAATCACTACATCAACATCAGAGTCGTAGATATTTATATCTAACACAGTGCCATCTGAGCAGATCATGCCATGCCAATAATCTTCAAAAACGGTGAGGTCATCAAGGTTCTCTTGAACCTGTTCATATATCGCCTTGTCTATTTCTGCTTTTTGCTTATCACTTAATTGCATTTTTATAATCCTTTAATCTATTTTAGACCATGCGTTACAATTAACCCCATTATCCCTTAAAAAATTTGCGTATGCTATAGCACCATTCAGTTTTGCATACTCACTTTGGGTTCTATTTCCGCTAGGATTCCAGATATCGTATCCACCATCCCACGCTTTGTGATCCACAATCCCTGCTTTTTTTAATTGTCTGGCGAATGATTGTGTAGCAGGTTTAATTTTTACCCCTGCAAATCCGCATGGGTAATCGTCCCCATATTCTTCGAGATATTTAGCCGTCGCTTTTTGTGCGAGTGCTACCGCTTCATTGTGAATTCTGATTGCGTCTGCCTGTTTCATTTTATTCTCCTAAATAATCCATGTTTTCCCAATCCTCTGGTAGCATACCAGTGATCAGCAATTCTCTCTCATTGGGGTAAAGGTAAGGGAAAGCATCCTGTACCAGTTTACCCTCGATCCATTCGCGAATATTTCTCATTACACTTTCTGGCGACACTGAATGGTCAGAGTGTGTAATAAAAAAACTAGCGTCAATATTTTCCCCATCACCCTTGAATACATTTATGCAATTAAACGTAGTGGATGTTTTATCGTGAGTGACACTGTGTAGTCCTTTGTAAATCATTTTTATTACCTTAAGTATTTGGTGCCGTTATGGTCAATTGATGACTCGCCAACATCATCGGCGTTGATATTACCACGAACCGCCAGTTTACCAGATTTATCCCTGATTGGGGATTTCCAACTGCCTTTGACAATATCGCCAGATTCAATGTCAACAAATGAGTGAACTGATCTTGGTTCGCCAAAAGATGCAAAATATATTCTGGCAAATCGCTTGCCGATGCTGAATTCAATTGTTTGATCTTCGAGATGAGTGAATCCCATTCGATCTTGATACTCCTTGTTTAATCGTGCTACCAGTTTTCGGTATTTTTCGATTCTTAAGATTTTATCTGCGTACATTTTTTTTGCCTTTGGTTTGTTTCAGTAGGGCGACTATAAAACAGGTAAATTTGATTGTCAACAATTATTTTAAGAAACGTAGCAATTAATTATCTTTTCCCTGGCTTTCCCTTTATTATCAACGACTTACCTTAAAAGATAATATTAACAGGAAGTTTTTTCTTTTTTTTATTTTATCTGTGGTACAATCCATGGTCGAGCGGGTTAGGACTCACTAAATTATCGGGCTGATCATCCCGAAATCCTACCGAAAGTGATTACTTATATGGGCGCTTATGGACGGCGTTGGAAACAGGCAAACACTGACATTCTTTGAATGGGGTCGCTGGTTTCGTAGCCAGTAAAAATAACTACACCTGACAAACCATATATTTTAAACCTTTGGTGGCTCACAATAGCCTTTACCAAATAACGACTGGGGTCAGTACGGTCTAAATGACAATTATAAATTAAACGATAGGCAAAACCTATCAATTACTAAACTGGTAGTTAAGGCTATCAAACGATAGTTTGTATCTATCACTGAATTAGATGACCTATAAAGTAATAGGCGTAGACTATGAGTAGCGACAAGGAAACAAAATTAAAAAGGCGAAATCTAGTAGCCAAACATTCCCATAAATTTAATAAGGGATATACGCATAAAACAAAAGTCGCCTATAATCGCAAATCTAAAGCCCTACAGCGCGACCTAAACGATACCCTAGGGGATAACCCTATAGATTGATAATCACGCCCTACAGCGCGAATGGTGGCCTTATAGCGCGTTTTAATAGCGTTATCAGTAGGCATAAAAAAAGCGGGAATTAACCCGCTAAAAAAACCCTTTTGAGTTTTTGTTCTAAGTTACTTTAAACCCCATGCGATGAATAAATATTCAGGGGTTCCAAGTCTATATGATCCGTAATCGCTAGGGGTATCGCTATGCCTTAAGATTAGACTATCTCCACAAGCGTAAACGTCTGATAACCTTCTATCTACTTTATCAGTCGTAATAAATTTACACTTGTTGCAATCGTGTTTAAAGATTGGTTTTTTCATTATTTTACCGCCTCGATTATGACGTTGGTTCCGTATTTGTCGCTATGCTTAAAACCATGATATCCGCTTTTTTTATAGCACATAAGGCAATCCAGACATTTTTTACCAGTGCAGTTTTCACTGATTCCAGAATCCTTATTCACGTTATTGAAAACCTTGTCAAATCCCCTAGGCACTCCAATAACTTTATCAATTCGAGGATTGGAGAATATCAATATTAGATTACTGGGAACGTCTGATATTTGACGCACAATTGACGCTCGTTTCGTCCAGAGTGCAAAGGTGCAATGCGGATTCTTTTTCGCAATATTAATGATGTTTTTATAGTGATTAAGGTTTATCAATTCCCCATGGGCGTTAAATCTAAAATATGCCTGATTAATGATAGGCAACAAATCCCAATCGATTAAATCCTTCATCAATTCGCTATTATGCTGAAAGGCAGGAACGCACTTTTTTCTAAACGTGGTTAGCATTTTGTGAGAATAACACTTGCCACATATAGTATCTGTAGACTTTTGACGGATACAAAAATCATTCGTGGTGGTATCGGTATTGATAGCGCCTATTCCCTCAAGTTTACCACTCATTTTACTGATTTTAATTTGTTGGATCATTGTTATATTCCATTAGGTTAGTTTCACCCCAAAAGCCCGCATATAGCGGGCTACAAGGGTTAATTTAAAAGGGGTTTATATCATGCAATCCACAAGCCAGTTATTGCATTGATTAGCCCACGATATAGCGTCCGCCAGTTTATCAAAATATTTGTATTCTTCTAATATACCATATTGATATTCGCGCATCTCATAATCCCCCGTTGGATTACGCAAAATAATGAACTCCAATTCAAAATCTTTATTTTCGGCGTAACGATTAAGCCCGCCAGTCGTTTTATAAGTACTGAATTTTAACATTAGATAATCCCCGTAAATTTAAATATACCAAACGCAACACCGAACCAAATAGCCAACAAATTAAACATAATTAAATCCATACTCATTGTTTTATTCCCTGTTTGTTTAAGTGTTAGCGATTAGATCATACTAATAGCAGACAGTAAATCATAAAGAATTTATAGGGGTATAAACTAAGTTAATGAGTAGGTGTATGGTGTTTTGAATGTTCCCCACACTCACACACACACCGACCAAAGCATCGGCTTTTTATTGGCTACTAATAGAAGGTAGACTTTCCCGCTATTTATTGACGCAATTAAACCCCAGACTATTGAAGGGTAACGGCAACCGTCGCTTATGGTTCCCAACTACAAAAATTCGACGCCAGACGAAACTGGAACCCCCCGACCCCTTTTTTTTCTAGATGTATCGATATATGTCCTCTCCACTCACCATCGGGGTAAAATACCCTCTATAAGAAAACACTAATATGGCTAATTCTCTACTAGAACAAGTACAGCAATATCATAGGGGGATATCTCCTTATACTGGGCTACCTACTGGTGCGTCAGAATTAGACAGGTTGGCTGAAGAACAAAAGCGTAGAGAAATAGAAGCATACGAAAACGAGTCAAAAAGAATTTATGGGCCAGAATACCATGAGGGTATGAGCAGGAGAACTTCCCCAGAGACTCTATTTTTTCTTGGGGGGGATAGGCCAGATAGCAGTATGTTAGCCCCTGTTGACGTTGTTGCACCAACTATAGGAGTTTTAAAGGGTGCGGCTAAAAATGTTGCAAAATCAGCGTATGACTTGTTAGGCCCACAGCCGGGAAAAATAGCGGGGGGTGCACCTAACTACCTCAAAGGCTTTTATTCTAGTGAAGGGAAACCAGCATCTGTTGCTATTGGAGGTGCCAAGACATTAGTAAACGCACTAAAGCAGTACATTAGCCCACAAGCAAGTGCAAATTTTAACGTAGCAGGTTTAACATCAGGTGCCCAAAAGATTGTTGCAGACTCTATGGATGAAATGAAACAATTAGAGAGTCTGTATAAATCTAGCGGTGGCAAACTATCCGATGTAGACATGGATCGATATAGTGAGTTAGGAAAAGTTGTATCTGGTCAGATTGGATATAATCTTCTTATAGGAAAACAGGGTGGTGCAAATATTCCATTAATTGATAAGTGGAAAGATGCCGTATATCACAAGATAGAAAATTTCACTCCAGATCAGTTTAAGTCCATAAGAGAGAAAGGAACTGAGATAGGTAGGCAAGCCTCAGATAAAACTATGGAAGAGGCTTACGATATTATTTCTAATACTTGGAAAAGCACAATAAATAAAAGCCCTCTAGATGAAAAAACTTTAATGGCGGTAAAGAAAAATCGGGGGCCAAAATCTACAGGTGTACATGACCTTGACGTTATAACATCAGACCAAGGAAAACTTTTAGATGCCGTCCTGACCGCTAATGATGGAGATTTCTCATCTATAGCCACATTGGAAAACGCTTTGAAATCCGCCTCTAAAACAGCAGATGGCCCCGCATACAAGGTTATAAAAACCACAGATGACGGAGTATGGATACAGGTATCTGGTTATCGTGGGTCAGGATTTGTAGAGGGTGGTACAAACGCTATTATTAAAGTAAACCCAGACAGAAAATACACCATATTTACAAGTGATGAGCATGATATGATGGGTATTGTACCTCTTGGTTATGACAGGCTTGTTACAGTTCTTCCACCTTGGGGAGTAGATAAGTTTGCTAAATTAAGAAATAAAAATATTAGACACTCCAGAAGTAAGGTTCAAGCGGCTAAAGAATATTTGAAGAAGGTTAAAACAGAACCTAAACCTAAATCAGAAAAAAGCGCAACTCCAAAAACTAGAGAGTCCTTACCCGCTAAACTAACCAATGCACAAAGAAAGGTGGCAGAAGAAATGGCAGGATATAAAGCCCCTATGGGTGCAAAGGAATATGGCAGGTTTGCCGCAAGAAGAGTCGCCCAAATGGGAGCAGGAGGAGCGGGAGCAGGAGGCCTGTTAAATTACAATGAAGACTGAGCAACAACAGACATTTGTAGAACAGTTCTGTATGCATGGAAATGCCGCTAAAGCCGCTGAAGTGGCAGGTTACTCACACCCCAAGCAAAGAGGCTACGAACTAAAAAACAAGTTTGCTAAAGAGATAGAGGATAGAACAAAGAAGGCTATAAAGGATTCTATTCCTGCCGCTATTGCTATGCTAAACCATTTGATGAACAATGCAGAAAGTGAGTCTGTAAAATTGGGGGCGGTAAAAGATATCCTTGACAGGGCAGGTATGAAGCCTACAGACAAGGTAGAGCAGACCGTCACCAGTGTAGAGGGTAAGTCCACAGAAGAGTTACAGCAGGAACTGGAGTCCCTTATTGGGCCTTTGAATTGAGATGCCCACTCCACCACTTGACCCTAAAATACAAAAAGAAATATACAGGCTTAGACAGGTAGAGCATTATTCTATTCCTGAAATAAAGGAGGCTCTTGGAGTAGGTGATAAACTAATAAGAAAGCATGGTGGCCCACCTATTCCCCTGTCTGAAAGGAAAAGAAAATCTGCTTTACAGCAAAAACAAATAGAGAATATAAGAAAAAACGATGAAGCAATATCGGCTAGAACTGGGAAAAAAATAGAAGATATAACAGAAAAAGACAGAAGAGAATTTATACAGCATAACAGTAATAAAAAAGCAAACCCGCATAACACGCAACTTAAATATCTTAGAAAGTTTATATCAAGAGCATACCCAGAAGAATCTGATGAAATATTAAAGAATTCTAAGGGGGGTAATAAAAAATTATCTGATGTATTATCTCACCCTATCGTAAGAGAAAATTTTGGAAGTTTAATTGATAGCGCCATATCTGATGGGATGGATATTGTAAGCGGCGCAACAAAGCAAAGCGAGAAAAGCACAAAATTACTAAGTCAATTAAGAAAGGACATGGACTCTTCTATGTCAATTTTGGTTGATTCAGGTGATAGACAAAGAGCATTTAGAGATTCTATATCAAATCACAAGGCTAGAGAATATGCTTATAGTGAAGGAAATAAAGAACCATCTCCAGAAAATAGAGCAAGAGGAAGAAATTGGTTTGACAGTTTAACCCCTGCTGAACAAGTTGAAGCCGAAGGCCCAATGCAGTTAAAGCAAATGCTTAATACTACATTAAGAACACCCGAAGGGCAAATAGATAAAAATTCTCAACGAGTGTATCATCACAAATATGAACTTGGGCAAGGTTATCCACATACATTTAATCAAAATGATTTTGAAATAATATCAGGAGAAGCGCATAAAAAAATACACGCTGATCCAAGTTATACGGGAAGACCACCGTTAGGCCCGAAAGATCCGGGCATAGTTAGGCGTTCAATAATGAATCTATCGCCTTTGATTAACAATCCTGTAACAAAAACACTTGCAAAAGCATTGCCAGTAGCAGGGTATGGTATGGCGGCAAAAGCCGCAGATGACTACTACGCTAACGATCAACCAGTATTAGGAACTTTGTCTGCTCTGCAAGCAGTACCTGTTGTGGGCGATGTATTTGGCTTGCCTCTTGCGGCGGCTGAACTTGGGGGTCTTGGAATTAATGCCGCTATTGACGAGTATAATCGACGAGATCGAAAAGAAAGAGCGGAAAAAATAAATTTATTTAACTCTGTGTATAGCCCTTAATGGATGTAGAAAAAGCAGTAGAACTAGCCAAGGAGTTAAAGAAACGACAGAGATTTGAGAAGATATCCTTCTATGATCCCTATCCGTATCAACTAGACTTCCACGCCACAGGGTTTGAAAATAACCAACGCTTATTGATGGCGGCTAACCGAATAGGTAAATCTTATTGTGGTGCGGCTGAGATGGCCTATCACCTAACAGGATTATACCCTGAGTGGTGGAAAGGCAAAAGATTCTATAAGCCTATTACTGCGTGGGCAGGTGGTGTATCTAACGAAACAACTAGAGACATTGTACAAGCAGAACTATTGGGTTCCCCCGATGATCCCGAAGCCTTTGGCTCTGGAGCGATTCCTAAAGAAAATATAATAAAAACGGAACGTAAACCCGGAGTGCCAAACGCCAAGTCCGTAGCATTAATACGGCATACCTCTGGGGAGAACTCTTCTTTACACTTCAAAGCCTACGAGATGGGTGTAGACAAGTGGCAGGGACGCTCTGTTGACGTTGTATGGCTAGACGAGGAACCCAGTAGGGAACTCTACTCACAGGCTGTCACGCGAACTCTGGATAGAAAAGGAATGGTCTACATGACATTTACCCCAGAAAGCGGAATGACAGAGACTGTAGCCGCCTTTATGAACGACATAAAGAAAGGGCAAAGTCTTAGCAACGCTACGTGGGATGACGCTAGTGAACACGTTAAGACCCTAAGAGGTAAAGATGGTCATCTTAATGATGACGTTATGGAACAGATTCTGTCTGCTTATTCGCCGCATGAACGTGAAATGCGCCGCTTTGGTAGACCTTCTATTGGGTCAGGTCTTATCTTCCCAATACCAGAAGAGAAATTAATGATTGATCCTATAACTATTGAGGATCATTGGCCTAGAATAGCCGCTATAGATTTTGGTTGGGATCACCCAACCGCAGTAGTTTGGTGTGCCGTAGATAATGAAAGTGAGACCTTTTACATTTACGATTGCTACAGGGCATCCAAAGCAAGCCCCGCTGTACACTCTGAGGTTATACGACAACGACCGTATTTTATTCCCATAGCCTACCCACATGACGGAAATCGCAGGGATAGCATGGGAAACCCCGGACTTGCAGAGCAATACAGGGCTTTAGGTTGCAACTTTAGACTTGAACACTTTACCAACCCTCCGGGCTTGGGCCAGACTAAAGGCTCTAACTCAGTAGAAGAAGGGCTTATGGCTATGCTACAAAGCATGGAAGCAGGTAAGTTTAAAGTATTTAACACACTACCGCATTGGTTTGAAGAGTTTAGAATGTATCATAGAAAGGAAGGTAAAGTAGTTGCACTTCGTGATGACTTGATGTCTGCCACACGTTACGCCTTTCAGTCACAACGACACGCCATTGCGGGTTCAGACCCAGAATGGACTAGCGATTTAACATATAGGAATTACGGCATTGTCTGACAGCGAACAAGAACTATTAACAAAGATTAACGCAGAGATTACAGATTCTCTGGGTTATGACGGTGAGATATCAGAACAACGTGAGAAAGCGCAAGAGTATTACTATGCGCTACCTTTTGGTAATGAGGTAGATGGTAGAAGTCAGTACGTTGATTCTACTGTACAGGATACTATCGAGTGGATTAAACCCAGTCTTATGCGTATTTTTGGCTCTGGTGACGAGTTTGTTAAGTTCACACCGCATGGCCCAGAAGACGTAGATGCCGCCGCACAAGCCACTGACTATGTTAATTATGTATTCTCTAAAGATAATAATGGTTGGGAGATCATGTATTCATGGTTTCACGATGCGCTTCTCCAGAAAAACGGCATTGTAAAAGTCTGGTGGGATGAGTATGAAGAAGCCAAAAGGGAAGAGTATCACAACCTTGGCGATCTTGAGTTTGAATATTTAATTTCAAACGAAGGTGTAGAGGTTCTTGAGCATACTGAAATTGCAGGTGCAGAAGGTTTATACCATGATGTCGTTATTAAAAGAATGGATTACGATGGCAGGGTTAGAATTGAAAACGTACCGCCAGAAGAATTTCTTATTTCCAGAGAAGCAAAGAGCATAGAAGATGCTAGGTTTGTTTGTCATCGTGTTAGAAAAACTTTATCTGAACTTAGGATTATGTATCCTGATCAGGATTTTGGCCCAGAAGATTTAGGTAGCGGTGATGATGACCCTTACTTTAGCACAGAAAGATTATCAAGATACGAATTTGATGACTCAGAAAATTATGGCTTTGGCGGTAATGAAGAAGAAGCGTTAAGGGAATATTGGCTACATGAGTCTTTTATAAAAACAGACTACGATGAGGATGGTATCGCAGAACTTAGGAAAGTATGCAGTGTTGGTAGTTATGTATTCTCTAATGAAGAGATAGATAAAAAACCTTTTGTTAGTATTACCCCTTTAAAAATCCCGCATAAATTCTTTGGTCTTTCTGTGGCTGATCTTGTTATGGACTTACAGTTAATTAAGTCTACGCTTATGCGTAACCTAATGGACAATGCCTATAACCAAAACTTTGGTCGCTATGCTGTACTAGAGGGTCAGGCTAACCTTGATGACCTTCTTACACAACGCCCGGGCGGTATTGTTAGGGTTAAATCACCCAATGCGGTCATGCCTTTGGCTACCCCTCCTCTTGAGCCATACTCATTCCAGATGCTTGGATACTTGGATGAGGTAAGGGAAGCAAGGTCTGGCGTAAACAAAAATACCCAAGGTATTAACGCAGACGCTTTAACTAGCCACACAACGGCTACAGCGGTGAATGCGGTGATGACTAATGCCCAGAGTAGAGTTGAGTTAATTGCTAGACAGTTTGCAGAAACAGGCGTTAAGCAGTTAATGAATTGCATCTATGAACTTCTTTTAAAGTATCAGGATAAAGAACGTGTTGTTATGTTGCGTAACGAGTGGGTTCCAGTGCGCCCCGATATGTGGAGTGACAAGATGGATTGCACTGTATCGGTTGCTCTTGGCAATGGCTCTAAAGATCAGCAGATGGCGCATCTATCTAATATGCTTTCATTTGCTTCACAGGCTATGTCAGGTGGATTACCTATTGTAACACCACAAAATATGTACAACCTTGGTGCGGCTCTTATTAAGGCTATGGGATACCAGAACGTCGATGACTTCCTAACCCCACCGCCTCCTCCACAACAAGGGCAGGAAGGGCCATCTCCAGAAGAGCAAACTATGGCTATGGAACAACAAAACAAAATGAAAGAACTTGAAATCAAACAGGGTGAACTTCAAGTTAAAATGATGAAAGTACAACAGGATGCAAAAGAAGCGGCAGTAGACGCACAGTTAAAAGCCGCAGAACTAGCATTGGAACGAGATCAAAATAGAGGTGTTTTAATAGGTGGATAGAGAAGCCAAAGCAAGAAATTTACTTAACGATCCATTATATAAAGAAGCATTTGAAAAACTAGAGGAAGAAATAAATAACACTTGGTATAACTCAAGTGTAAAAGATGTCGAAAGTCGCGAACAATTGTGGCTTTCTTTACGACTCCTTGAAAGACTGCGCCTTCATCTAACCAGTATTGTTGAATCTGGAGAGATGGCAAAGAAACTTAAGGAATACTCAATATAGGAGAATTTGTAATGGCGGACACCATTGACCCGCAAGCAGTAGAGCAAGGCAGTATAGCCGAAGCACAAAGTGCTTTCCTTGGAATCTTGGAGCCTGAAGAGGCCAAACCAGAAACTGAGGCAAGCGAACCTACCGAAGATGTTGATGAGTCTACTGAGGAAACTCAAGACGAACCATTGGAAGAGGATGTCCTCGAAGAAGAAACCGAAGTTGAGGAAGAATCTGAAGAGGAAGAGTTAGATGAAGATGAGGAAGAAGAGGGCGAAGAAGTCTATTCCGTTAAAGTTGACGGAGAAGAGATGGAAGTCGGTCTTGACGAACTTGTTAAAGGGTACTCCCGACAGTCTGACTATACTCGTAAAACGCAAGAACTTGCAAGCGAAAGAAATAAGATGGTCGAAATGCAACAGCAATGGGCTAACGAAATTTCTCAAGCACAAGTAGAGCGTCAGCAATACATAGAAACACTTGGACAATTTGCAGAAACTTCTGCTAGTGGTCTTTCACAGTTTCAAAATATTGATTGGGAAAATCTGCGACAAACAGACCCCATTTCATTTATTACGAAACGAGAGGAAATGCGTGAAGCGCAAGAAAATGTTCAGAAAATAAACTCTGAACGTGAAAAAGCACTTCAAGCACAGGATGCTCAATTGCAACAAGCGCGACAGATGGCTGTACAGGAAGAATACAAAAGGCTAGTAGAAGCCGTACCTGAATGGGCTGATTCTGAAAAACGCACTAAGTTAGCAAGTGAGTTAACCTCTTACGCATCAGATCAAGGATTTACTCAAGAAGAGTTAAAAGAACTGATTGACCACAGATCAATGATCGTACTAATGAAGGCTCAAAAATATGATGCTCTTCAGAAGTCTGGCGTTAAAGCAAAGAAGTTAAAAAACAAACCCAAGGTTGTACGATCTGGAAAAGGCGGTGTTAAGAAAACCGACAAGGATCGTAGTAAACGTATTGCCTCCATGAAGCGTCTTAAGGAGAGCGGTCATGTAAATGACTCTGTATCTCTTCTTGAGGATTTTGTAGACATTTAACCAAGGAGGTATACTGTTATGGCAGTCCCTACGAATACCCGATTGACCTTTGGTGGCGTACAAGTACGCGAAGACCTTAGTGATATCATTTATAATATTAGTCCCATGGACACGCCCTTCATGTCTGGCGCAGGTAAAGGCTCTTGCTCAAATACTCTGTTCGAGTGGCAGAAAGATGAGTTGGCCGCCGCCGCCGCTAACCAGAAACTAGAGGGTGATGATCCTGCATCGTTGGCTGTTGTTGAACCTACGAAGTTGACCAACCAGACTCAGATTTCTGAGAAGGCTGTTCAGACTTCAGGTACGGCAGAAGCAGTTGATTGGGCAGGTCGTAAGTCCTCGCAAGCGTATCAACTTGCCAAACGCGCTAAAGAAATTAAGCGTGACATGGAGTTGATGCTTACTGGTGAAGATGTTAAAGCGGCAGGTGGTGCGGGTGTTGCTCGTAAAACTGCGGCTCTTATGTCTTGGCTTGGCGATTCTACCGCCGCTGACTCCAACATCATTGATGGATCAGCAGGTACGCCTATCGCTAATGCAGGTGATGGTACGGCTGTTGCGGCTCCCGCAGGTGCTGACGCTGTATTGACTATGGATATGGTCAATGATTGCGTACAGCAGGTTTGGGAAGCAGGTGGCAACCCTGACATCATCATGTGTGATGCGTCATTGAAAGTTAAGATGTCGGCTCTGGCAGGTTCTGTCGTTGCTGATCTAGTGACTAACCATGACAAAGCGTCACCCGCCCATGCGGTCAACTCTGTTGATGTAATCGTTACAGACTTTGGTACGTTTAAAATTGTACCTAGCCGTCTGTGTCTACCTAACCAGTTGTATATCTTGGATTTCGATTTCTGGAGCATTGATTATTTGCGTCCATTTACGACCGAAACCCTTGCCAAAACTGGTGATTCCGTCAAGCAGATGATGGTTGCTGAGTATGGCCTTCGAGGTAAGAATGGTCAGGCTAACGGTGCTGTGATCGGCGTCAAAGCGGCGTAATGAGTTTGGCTCCCCTTCGGGGGAGCCTTTCTTTTAGAGGATACTATGAGTAAAAAACTACTTAAAGAAGGTCTTAAAAAACCTAAAGAGCAAACAGTAAAGGAAAAACCTTACACTGTTAAAGCATCTGTACAAAAAGCAGTTAAAGATTTAAAAGCAATGTCAAAGGATAGAGGATCGCTACCGTTATGAGAGATAAGCATTACCGTAAAACCACAGTAGAAGAACACTCTGATGGAACGGCTAGTATTGTTACTCATCAAGATGTAGAGCCTATATTAAAAAACAATAAAGAATTATTAAATAACTATGGTGACAAGCGTACCTTTGGTAAGCAACAGCATGGTATGAGAGTAGCGTCTATTCCTGTAACCATATGGGAACAATGGATGAAAGAAACAAACGGTGCAATAGAAAAAGATAGCAAGTTAATGAAAAAGTATCTTAACAATCCTGATAACGCTTTCTTACGCACAACACCAACGAGGCTATAACTATGTGGCTATATCAATCCCCACAGCCGGGCAACACCCAAGTTAACTACCCACAACTAAACGACAAAGTATATTACGTTTCTCGTAGATAATGGCTATATCAAACTATACAGAACTACAAACTGCTGTAGCGAACTGGATGGATCGTGATGATCTGACTGATCGTATACCAGAGTTTATAGCGTTAGCGGAGTCTAGGTTTAATCGCCTACTCCGTATTCGTGCTATGGAGTCTAAGCAAACCGCATCTACTGTAGCAGGACAGCAGAACCTAGCATTACCCGCTAGGTTTATACAAATGCGTAATCTACAGATTAACACATCTCCTGTAACCCCAATGCAATATGTCACACCTGAAATATTTGACCGCTTATATGGCGGTTCTGCTAATGGCACTCCCAAGTTTTATACTATTATTGCTAATGAACTTCAGTTAGGCCCAACGCCAGACACAGTTCAAACAGTAGAGATGCTTTTCTACGAAAGGTTTCAAAATCTTAGCGGGACTGTAACTACTAACTGGGTGCTTACCAATGCTCCTGATGTTTATTTGTATGGCTCTATGCTAGAAGCAGAACCATTTATTATGAATGATCCTAGAGTACAGTTATGGGCTACAGCATTCCAACAGGCTATTACAGACTTACAAGAACAAGACAACAAAGACAGACACTCTGGCTCTGCACTGAGGGTAATGAATACTAGCGGGTATCCATGACAGCCCCT